CCTAAATGTGATTGCGGAAAAGACGAGTGCGATTGTCAGTAGATGAAAGTATCAGAAAAAACCGAAATCGGTTTACCTCTTAAAAATCTTTTAGGCCTATTAGCTGCGGTTGCTACAGCTGTGTGGTCATACTTCGGTATTATTGAACGACTAAATAATATTGAGACCCAAGGTAAGCTAATGATTGCTGATGTAGAAAAAAATACTGAATTTAGGATCAAGTGGCCTAGAGGAGAGATGGGATCTTTACCTGCAGATAATGAGCAATTTATGTTGATCGAGCATATCGCTGGTCAAGTAGAACAACACACTAAACAACTAGAGGGTGGTATGCACAATAAAGTAAATATTGAGTTTCTAAAAGAACAGGTACAAACCTTACAAAAAGATGTGGAAAGTTTAAAGGACAAGGTAAGATCAAATGGTGGTTAGTACGGTCTTTGCTTTGCTTATGATAGTAAATGCTTCACTTGATGGTCATTTACTAACAGACGGATTATCTGACTGTTTAAAATTAAAGCGTGAAGCTGAGAGAAATTTAAGCAAGGCAAGAGAAAATGTAATTCAATATAAATGTGGTCAAGTAGTTGCTGAACTTGAACCAGATAGTGAGGGCAACATGAAAATAAAAGCTATCATAGAGGTTAAATTCTAATGATTAAATTAGTAATGGCAATAATAGTAACGACTATGCCAGGTTGGGAGTCTGTTAGATATACTGGTTATTTGTATCCAGATATGCAAACTTGTTTGTCATCAACTGAATTGTATGTTGAGCAATTTAAACAGATTGCTAAAAATAGAGGAGATGACAAAGCACATTTTAGTTCAATATGTTTTAAAGTTGATTCATATCCTATCAAAAAATTTGATAGCATGATCCAGGGTATCTAATGGCTGAGTGGGAAAAAGAAATTGCTGAACTTAAAACAGATGTAAAATACATAAGAGAAGATGTTAGTATTATGCAAAAACAAATAAGAGATTTAAATTATTCTGCCAACACAGGCATGGGTTTTTTTAAAGGAATAATTATAATAGGATCAATACTAGCTGCTATATACACTTGGTTAAAAATCGTTGAATAGTTTTGGGTTATTTAGAAAATCTAAACAAAGTTAAAAAAGGTTTAGAATCAGAATATTATGCTGCTGCCTGGCTAACAAAAAAAAATTACACTATTTATTGGAAAACACAGGACAATGATGTCATTGATCTTGTGGCCGTACATAGAATTAGTGGAGAGGTCATAAAGATAGATGTAAAAACTGCATCTATTCGTAAGACCTGGAAACCTGGAACTGTCATATCTAGGAATGTGAGCAAATACCAAAAACAATTAGGAGTAAAAATTTTGTATGTCTTTAAAGATGGAAGCTGCAAGTTTAAGTGAATTAAAAAAAAGAATTGAATTACATGAGGGCAAGGTCAATACACCTTACAAAGATACACTTGGTAAATTAACTTTGGGTATCGGCCATCTTGTTACTAAAGAAGATAATATTGAAGAAGATAAAGAATATTCTGACGAGTTTATCTATAAATTATACGATCAAGATTTTGATAAAGCGATAGAGGGTGCAGCTAGAGTGTGCGAGGGTATGGATTTGCCTGATAAAAAATTTGGTGTGTTCATAGAAATGGCGTTCCAGCTGGGAGCTACTGGCTTGTCTAAATTTAAAAAAGCCCTGGCAGCAGCTAAAGATCAAAACTGGCAAGAGTGCCACGACCAGCTTCTTGATAGTCGCTGGCATCAACAAACGCCAAATAGAGCAAAAATGTTGGCGTCAATAATCCTGGAGGACTAATGGAAAAAATTAAATACTTTTGGAATGGTCTTACTAAAAGAGGTAAAATTTTAGTATCATCACTAGTTATAATTTTTGTTTTAATAATCATTAATAGCATCTAATGGTTTGGCAATTATTAGCAAAACCACTTTTAAGTGTTGCAAGTGATAGTGTAAAAGCATTTGCAAAAAACAAAGCAGCCAAAAACGAATTAAAACTTGAAGAAATAAAAGCATCTAAAAAAAGAATGGAAGATATTGCTGCTGGTAAAATCGCCTGGGAGCAATCAGCTGTGGACCAAATGCAAAGCAGCTGGAAAGATGAATTTTGGACTTTAATCTTTGGAGCAATTTTGCTTGGTTGTTTTCTGCCCTGGACACAAGATTATGTTGCAAAAGGTTTCATATTTTTAGACGAACACACGCCACAGTGGTTTGCCACATGTTTAATAATTTGCATCAGCGCAAGCTTTGGGATCAAAACAGCTAAAGGAGCTATAGGTATCTTTGGCAAAAAGAAATAAAAAGCAAACAATCACTTTACCTGGTATGTGGTTTTTTAGCAAAACAAGACAAAATCAAGAAAAATATAAAAAAGAAAATAGAGATTCCTCCTGTATCAATCACACAGATGATCCCATATTCTCTAAAGACTCAATGAGGTCCTGGATGTGTGGAAAGTGTTTTTTTAGAGAGACTAGCTAAAAAAAACAGCTTAAAAACGACCCACCAGTGCGTTTGTAGCAAGTCGCCTGTGTGATTGTACCCCCCTAATTATTGTAAAATTGGCCTATTTTATTACTAGCAGCGGTTAGTGATTTTATGTCTTGCCAGTTCCTACCTCTTTCATAAAGCAGCGTCATATGTTTTGAACTATGATCTAAATGTGCTTTGCTTGTTTCATCTAATTCTAAATACTTTCTAAATTTAGCTCCTAAACTTCTAAAATCATGTGTGCTTATATTTCCATTCCATCCAGCAATCTTAAATAGTTTTTTAATATTATCTAAAATTATATGGTATGTTTTGTAATTACCATTCCCAGCTGGTAGTAATATATTTTTAGGATTGTGCCACATATCTAATTCCTGTAACCACTCTTGATAGTTTTTTGTAAATTGTTCTGATACAAATACAACATTTGCAAAACCTTTGTTTGCAAAATCTGTTTCATATTGTCTAGGCAAGTATTCCATAACATTAGTTTTTATATCTACTTTTTTGTCTATAACAAAACCATGTAGTTTAGTGCTGTAATCATTTTTAAGTAATGGTATTATTCTAGATATTCTTTGGTTAGCTTCTAATAATATTTTTAATGTAATAAACCAATAGCTTCCTGGGTACTTTGTACTTTCATAGCTAGACTTCAATCGTGATATATCCAGGACTTTGTTTATTATTTTTATTGTATCATTAGGATTATCTGTTTTTAATATGTCTGGTACTTTTTTAATTCTTCTTTTCCAGGCAGATGTAAATACAGATCTGCTTACTTGCTTCGTAATGAACATAGGAACACCCATATTTTCTGTAGCAGCAACATTTAATATAGCTCCTAATCTTGCCCAGCTTGATTTGTTTTGTCTTAATTTTAATTCAGTTAAAAATTTAGATTCTAAAGAAGTTAAAAAATTAATATCAATATCTTTAACAGGATAATCTTTTAGAAATACTCCGTTGTGTTCTATGTATTTTATTGCATCCCAACTAAATTTATAATCTCTTAATGTGTTTTCACTTATAATTTTATTATCTCTTTTACCTAATTGTATCTTATATTCTATTTGTGCAGCATCTTCTAATATTGCGTTTTCAACTGTATAAATACTAGAATTAATTTTATTTTTGTATTCTGTTCGCAAATCATCTGCTTTGCTTTGTGTAGCTGCATATACCCTATCAGTGATTTTTTGCTGCGTTTTATCAAAAACATCAAAATAATATTTGTTATTATTATTTTTTTTATTAACTCTTGCAGCTGGTGTTGGTCTTACATTTCTAACAGTAAATCTACTCATATAATGTGTTATATATACTATCAGACTAAATTAAAATATTTTTGTTATGTTTTTTTGTTATGTTTTTTGTTATGTCTTTTTACGAAACTGTATGAAACTACATGAAACTTTGCGTTACTAAATGAGACCAAATGAAACCCTATGAAACCCAATAAACCTATGTTATACAGATTTGGGACCAGGGGGTCGAAGGTTCGAATCCTTTCTCCCCGACCA